CTGGAGACGCCGGCGGCGGACAGTGAGCCGACCATGTCGGACATCTGCTGGCGGACGGTGCGGCCCGACTCGCCCGCCTTGTCGAGCGAGCCCGTCAGGTCGATGCCAGCGGCGTCGGCCAGCCGGCGGATGTTCTCCGACGTCGTGTCGAACTGTGTCGCGAGCTCGTCCGAGTTGTCCTTCAGGGCGGTCTGCTTGGCCTGCAGCAGTTCGACTTCCTGGCCGTAGGCGTGCGCCGACTGGGTCATGTTCGGGAACAGGATGTCGCCGAGCGGATTGCCCTTCAGCTGCCAGCTGTCATTGAGCTTCTTCTGCTTTTCCGTAAGGTCCGCGATCGCCGCACCGTAGGCGTCGAGGTCGTCAGGGCGGATCGACGAGTTGAGGTCAGACATCGCCTTGCGGGCCTTGTCGCCCGCCGAGCCCAACTGCGACAGGCCGATACCCACGGCGATGATCGCGGCTCCATAGAGACCCATCGATGCAACGGAGCCGGCGGCGGACGCCGTGAGGCCTGTGAACCCCACCCGTAGGGCCCCCAGTGCGCCCGCGAACGTGCCGGACAGCGCCGAGCCGAGGGCGAACTCGTTGCGCGCCGCGAGTAGGGCCGCCGACACCGATGGCACGACCGCGCTCAGGAGCGTCATGGCCGAGGCGAGTTGTCCGACGGCGTTGAACAGCAGCGTCGCGCCGCGCGCGTCCATCGCGGCCATCGCGGCGCGGGCGGACACGGCCAGCGAGGCGAATCCGGCGGCGACGGCTTCGAGCCTCAGCGCGCCGTAGGCCAGGCCGACGGCTACGACGATGCTCTCGTGGTCATGCAGGAAGCCGGTTGTCGCGCGGATCGCGATCGCGAGCGCATCGAAGGCGGCGACCACGGCGGCGAGGCCGAGACGTGCGAACGCGGCGGCGAGGTCGTCGAGTCGGAGGTCGCGGACGATTCCGATGACGTTGAGGATCGCCTGGCCGAGGGCGCGGAATCCCGGTTCGGCCTTCGAGAGGATCTCTTGGCCGACGTTGCCGATGGCGCCGAGGAAGTCGGTGAATCCGCCGATGCCCTGGGTCAACGCTGGGAGGATCGCGGTGCCAATCGAGATGCCGGCAGCAACGATCTTGTTCTTCAGGAGGTCGAGCTGGAAGGAGGCCGCCTTCGCCTGCTCGTTGAAGACGGCTGTCGTCGAGCCGGCGGTGAGCGTCGCGTCGCCCATCTCGCCCATGACACGCGTGTAGTTCGCCCCATCGCCGGCCATCAGAGCGAGGGCGCCGCGGACCGCGCGGATCTCCGGGAACCACTTCAACATCGTCTGAAGGTTGGCGTCGCCGGAGTCCTTCAGCTTCATCATCACGCCGTAGAGGCCGGTCGACGAGTCGCTGAGGTCATCCTGCGTGATGCCGAGTTTCTTGAACTCGTCGGACAGCGCCTGCGAAGGCTTGATCATCTTGGCGAGGAGGTTGTTCAGCGAGACGCCGGCGTTGCTCGCCGACAGGCCCGACAGCGTCATCGTCGCGAGCGCCGTGCCGAGCTGCTCGATGCCGACGCCGGCCTGCGCCGCGTTGCCCACGGAGTTCGCGACGGCCGACGTCAGCGCCGCGAAGCTGATCACGCCGTAGTTGACGGTGCTGAACAGGGCGTCGGAAATGCGCGTGGCCGAGCTGGCCTGCAGGCCGTAGGCGTTCAGCGACGCCACGATCGCCTTCGACGCCACATCGGTCGTCGTCAGACCAGCGGACGCGGCCCGCGCGGACACACCGAGGATCTGCATCGCGTCGGCGCCGTAGAACCCGCTGCTGGCGATGTTGTACAAGCCCTCGGCGAGCGTCTGCGCCGACTGTGGGAGCACCCGCGACAGGCTCAGGATCTGCGCCTCGGTCGCGGCGAAATTGGCCCCGACCGACGCATCGATCGAAGCGACGTTGTGCATCTCCGCGTCGAACTTCACAGCCGCCGCGGCAGAGGCGATCAGGCCGATCGCGAGACCGGCAGCGCCGATCTTCCCGGCGAGCTCCATCGCCGCGCCAGCACGCGACGCCGACGACGCCGCTGACGACACCTGCGCGGCCAGCGTCCCGGCCTGAGCGCCGGCCAGCCCGAGCGAGCCACCGAGCCGGCCGGCGATCCGCTCCGCGTCCGACGTCGTCCGCGACAGCGCACCCACACCGGCCGCACCCGCGGTCGCCGCCGCTCCCATCTCGCCGGCTCCGGCCGCCGCCGCACCCGCCGACGTCGCGACCCGAGCCGCTCCGGCTGCCGCCGCCTGAGAGCCGGCGCCCAGCGCGGCCGTGCCCGCAGCGGCAGCGTCGGCCGCAGCGCCGAGCGCCGCCATCTCAGGCGCGGCGAGCTCTCCCGCCGCGCCCAAGTCCAGCACCCTGTTTGCTGCCTGCGTCGCCGATGTCCGCAGTGCCGCCGTCTCCGACGCGGCCAACCCGGCCTCAGCCGTATAGGACCGCACCGACCCGGCGGCCTCCGTCGACGCCGCGGCCAGCCGGTCGACGTTCGCGCGGGCCGCGGCCGACGACTCCGACCAGCGGGCCGTGTTCGTCGACGACGCGGCGGACGCCGCCGACACCTCGCGGATCTTCGTCGCGAGGCCGGACAGTGACCGGTTCAGCGCCGCCGACGCGTCCGCCGCCGCGGCCTGCTCACGGGCGAACGCCTGCGACGCGGACGCCGCCTCCGCGTAGGCGCTGACGAGCGGCGCCGCCGTGCCGTCGATGACGACGCTGATGTTCCGGAAAACGGTCACAGCGCCGCCGCCCTCGCGGCCCTACGCGCCGCCAGCTCCGCCTCGCGGCGCTCCACTTCGACACGCGGCAGCAACACAATCGCCTGCCCCGCCTGCTCGGTGTCCTGCTGCTGGAGGTCGCGCTGTAGGTCGCCGCGCAGCTGGCAGCCAGGGCAGACGATCACGTCGGCGCTGTAGGCGCGCCGGTCGCCGCCGGCCGCCGGGTCCCACTCGTCCGGCCTGGTGCCGCAGCCCGTGCACACCGACCGGTCGAACCTCCAGAAGGCGCGGGCCTTGTCCTGGTCATCGTCGTTCCACGACAGGAACGCCGAATGTGGAATCCGGTAGTGGTGGCAGATCGCCAGGTCCTCCCGCAACCCGACGTCTGCCGCGATCATTTCCCCAGGTCGGCGGTCCGTGTCCCGTCGTACAGCGCCCGCGCCTTGCGGAACAGCTCGAAGACCTCACCGTCCGAGACCTGCCCTGTGTCGGCGAGCTCGTCGAGAAGCGCCGCCGTCACACCCTCGGTGGCGATCGAAAGGTCCAGCAGCGCCGGCACGAAAGTCTCGGCGTTGTAGGCCGCCAGCTCCTTGGGGTTGCCGGTCTGCGCGCGGATGTTCTCGTGGTCCTTCTCGGTGGGCAGGTGCGCGTCGAGCAGCGCCCGGTAGGCCTTGCGGCCGGCGTGCCGGACTACGACCTGCACGGCCCCGGCGTCGACCAGCGCGCGGCGCGCCTCGTCGGCGGTGACCTCAGCGCGGGCCTTCTGCTCGGCACCCTGAAACGCCGCGATCGACACGGCTGCCTGCGCCTCGTTCCACGCTGCGACCAGCGCCGGATCGGTCACCAGCCACAGCGAGTCCTCGGCTGGCGGCCGGGCGCGCAGCCGCGAGGCCGCGTCCTGGTCGCCGGCCGCTGCCGCCCGTTCGCGGGCTGTGGCCACTAGATCGTCACCCCGGACGGGAACACCGCGTCGAGGTTCGGCCTGTCGGCCACGGAGAAACCGACCATGAACTTCGCGGCGGTCGCGTCGAGCTTGAACTCGTCGTTCGGACCTGTGCTGACGACGTGCCAGGTGCGGCACTTCGTACCGGTCCCCTTGGCGTAGTTCGAGATCACGATGTAGCCGCCGGTGTTCTTCGCGAGCGCGGTCCACAGCGCGGTGCTCGTCGCGTCGTCGTAGAACGTCAACGCACTGTCGTCGGCCGTGTCCTCGCCCGGGATCGACGCGACGAACGCGGTCGACAGATCCGGTGATTCGATCGGCTTGTTCTTGTAGGTGAAGCCTGAGATGTCGCAGATCCTGGCGGTCAGGTTGATCCCGGCGTTGATCTCGGCGGCGGTCGGCGCGGCCGGGTTCGCGACGGCGGGCACGAACGCCCAGAAGCTCTGACCGTCGTTACGGCGGAAGTAGCGGGCCACAGGTCACCCCTCGCTTGTCGTGCTGGAAGCCGCGGGGGTGGGCGCGGTGGACTTCTTGGGCTTGGCGGGCGCCGGCTCGGCGTCCTGCGGTACTGCTGCTGCGGCGCGCTGGTCGGCGATGGCGCGGCGGACGAACTCGATGTCGACGCGGGCCGGGTCGGAGATCTGCTGACCTGCGGCGGCCGACGCGGCGGCGAGGTCGAGAGTGACGGGCTCGAATCCCTTGTGCGTCCAGACGGCGTCGAAGGCGGTCTCCTGGACCAGGGCCGGCTCGTCGCCTTCTGGGTGGATCATCCAGATCTGGCCCATCAGACCCGCACCGCCGCGCGCGTGACGGTGGCCGTTGCCGAATAGGTGATCGCGGCGACGCCCGTTGTCTGGTCGGCGAACTGTGCGGCCGGTCCTGTCGGGATGTCCTCGATCGCACCGGCCGCGACGGTGACAGCGCGGTTGTGCAGGCTGCCCTGCGAGCAGGCTGTCACGGCGGTGAGGGTGACAGTGATCGGGGAGCCGGAGCCGTTGTTGACCCGCAGGACCGTCCGATCATCCGGGATGACGGTGTCACCGGATGCTGCCGCCGCGAAGGTTGGCGCGAGCCCGGCGGAGGTGACCTGTTGGGTTGCAATGAGCGCCAAGGAGGCACCTCCGGCTGGTCGCGCGCTGGCAGATCGCTGCGACGGCCGGGGGTGGAACGCCCGTCAACCGTGATTATGGCACCCGGTGCCGGAAAGGCCAGAAGGTCAGGCCCAGACGAGTTCAAGCCGGCGGCGGGCGACGAACAGCTTCTTGCCGGGCTGACCCTCCGCGCGGGTCCCGAGATCGGGCTGTGGCGCCCGCCAGAGGCACGACCAGCCGTCAAGGACGATCGGGTTGGCCCAGCCGCCGACACCGTCCGGGGCCAGCCAGCGGGCCGCGATCCATACCGCCAACGCCTCGGCCTGGTCCTGTCGGAGGCCGACGCAGTCGACCTGCCACAGCGACCGCCAGCCGTTGCCCGGCCCCGACAGCGACGGCAACGCCGGTGCGCCACCGGGAAGGCGGTTGAGGACCGCATATGGGTAGGTCAGGGTCGCGCCGGCCTTGTAGACGTCGCCGGCCTTGTAGACGCCGAAGCTGCCCGGCACGCGCAGCATCGCCAGCAGCGCATCCGTCTCCGCGTCGATCGGGAACGTCACGGTCGTCATCCGAGCAGCCCCACGACTGCGGCGAGGGCCGCATCGAGCGCGCCTTCGGTCTCGTCGACGGCCGGGCCGAAGTGCGGGTAGGGAGGCTGGTAGAAGGTTCGGCCCAACGCGTCTGTCTGCCCGTAGAAGCCGTATTCCAGCCGGCGGCCCTGCGGCTCGTCCGTGCCGACCTCCACCGACCGCGATGGGCCGCCCCCGGATATGGCGACGCCGATCGAGCCGACGTATTCGCCGGTCTGGATCTCCGGTCCGGGTCGGCCGGAGGCGTGGGCGCGGACCGCTTCGGCGAGCGTGTCGCCGTAGCCTTCCAGCGCCTCACCGAGCGCGGCCGGGAGTTCGGCGGCGGCGGCGCGGAACTCGGCGGCCAGCTCGTTCGCACCCGTCACTGTGATCGTCACAGCGCCGCCTCTCGTAGCTCGATCTCGGTGCGCCGGCTCGCCTTGTAGGTACCGCCCATGCTGGCGATCACCGTGAACGTCTTGCCCAGCAGCCAGGCGTCCTGTGACGCGGTCAGCTCGACGACGGCGCCGGGCGGGAAGTCATCCTCGGCGAATGGCGTCTTCAGGGTGTACCGGCCGGCCCACGTCTCGAGCCCGCCGTCGCTATTCAGCGTCTGCGAGGTCTGCCCGGACGGGTTGCGGGCGCTAACCAGGCACGGGCCGTCGTAGACGATGACGCGGCCCTCTGGCGTAAGGACCAGCGTGTCCGGGTCTAGGTCGTCGCCGCGGACGCTGTCGGGCGCGACGGTCACCGTGCACGTGTCGGTCATCAGCTCTTCGAGCTTGGCCCGTGCGAACGTCAGGTCAGGAGCCGCCATCCGGTCTCACCACCACACCGACAGTCCGGACCACGGTGAAGTCCTGGCCTTTCCAGAAGTACTCGAACGCGCCGCGCGTCATCCGCGATGTGGCCAACGACGCGGGGCTGCGGACTTCCACGAAGTCGTCGAGGGCGCCTTCTGGATACTGCTGGGCGCCACCAGCGGGGATGGCCATCAGCGGGCCCAGCGGCGGGTGTCTGGGCGGATGATGGCTGCGGCGGCGCCGCCCGAGCCGCCGTCGGGGGGCGGTGGGAGTGGTGGCGCGGGGAGGTCTTTCAGCGTCTCGCGCAGCGCGGAGATGTTGGCCTGCGTGCTCTGCTGGTAGTCGCCGGGCAGGGTGTACTGGGCCGGCTGCGCGGAGAACGCGGCGAGCCGGCCTTCGAGGACTTCGCGGGCGGCGTAGACCTCGCTGCCGGTTCGGGTGAGCCGCGCTTCGAGGTCGGCCGGGTCCCAGGTGCCGGGGCCGAGCTTCGAGTCGAAGAACGCGGCTTGGTCATCGGTGAGGGCCACCTCAGGTCACCTCCAGGGTGCCGGCCGGCCTGCGAACCGTCTCGTCGGCGAGGTCGATCTCAACCCACAGATCGTAGGCGCCAGCGGTGAGAGCGAGGACGCCTCCATCCGAACCCAGTAGCACCCGCGCGGCGTGGACAGGCCCCGGCCACGAGTGCCAGATGCCCGCGCTGTCCTTGAAGGTGAGAGCCGCATCTGGGAGCAGCTCCCATGTCGCGTCGTACCAGGTATTGGGGCTTTGGCTGGACACTGGCACGGCGATGCGGGCCGGCAGCGTTCCAGGGTCGGCGTCTTGGCCTTCGATCGAGGCGCGGGCTGCGATATGGATGTGTTCGGTTGAGATGGCTGCGATGGTCAGTGCTGTCGTGGCCACGCTGATGTGGTCGATTGGCGCCGGGCCAGCGAGGGTGGGCATGTCAGGTTCCCCCGGTCGAGTCGAGCTGGCCGAGCATCAGCCGGATCAGCGCGGAGCACTCCCGCGTGAGCCGGCTGACTTGGACGGCGACCTGCGCGGCTGTGGGGGTGCCGATGGCCAGGTAGGTGGCGTTGGCGTCGAGTGCGGCCGAGGCCAGGGTGCGCAGGGTGGCCGCGTTGACGTCGGCCTGGGCCGGTGCGGGCCAGGTGTAGCCGCCGGCCTGCGCCGCCGCCACGGTGATGAGCTGGGTGCCGACCGGCGGGGTGTAGGGCGTGACGCCGTCCCATGCGAGTGGACCGGCTTTGATGACAAGGTCGGCCGGGTCGGTGGAGACGGCCAGATAGTTGGGCACGCGATCCCCTAGCCCCTAGCTGTAGACGAAGGTCAGCCGGGCGTACCCCGGGCCGCCGGTGCCGCCAGCGCCTGAGTTGGAACCGTTGACCGAGGCCCCACCGCCACCGCCTGGAGACCCATAGCCGACGCCGTTCGCGCCTGCCTGCCCGGCTCCCGTCGTTGACGCTGCGCCGCCGCCACCGCCCGTCCCGCCCGCGCCTGGGCGCAGCGTGCCAGCAGCGGGCGACGCGCCACCCACGACGCCGCCCGCGCTGGCGCCGGTGCCATACGCCGATCCGCCCGCACCGCCAGCCGATGCCACATCGCCGCTGGAGATCCCGCCGCCGCCACCGCCCGCCGCAGCCCCAGCGGCACTCGCAGGATGAACCGATCCGCCAGAGGAACCAGCCGAAGACACCCCACCCGCGCCACCCGACGTGTTCAGCGGGAAGCCACCAGACCCACCGGAGCCGCCGGCGGTTGTCCCACCGCCACCGGCCCCGGCGAAGTCTGCCGAGATCGTCAGTGACCCCGTGCTAAGCGAGGTACCTCCGCCGGCCGTCCCAGCAGCGCCGTCTGTGTCGTTTGTCGACCGTGCAGCACCACCGGCACCGGCCGCGCCGACCGTGGCCGTGTAGGTCGTCCCCCAGGCGGCGGCCGGCACCCACAGATCGGCGATCACACCGCCCGCGCCGCCACCGCCACCACCACCGCGGGCAGTTCCCGCGGCGCCTCTGCGCCCCGATCCGCCGCCCGAACCCGCCTGGATCACCGTGACGAACGCGCCGAGAATCCCGGTCGGCGTGGAGAGCGGACCGGCCGATGATGTGTATTCGCGGATCTCGGTGACCGCGCCCCACGCGATACCAGCCGCAGCGGCCGAAGACGCGCGGGGCACGGTGCCGTCGGCGCCCACACCAAGACGGCTAACCGTGTTGTCGGCCGTCCCTACCAGAATGTCGCCCTTGGCGTCGACGGTGGCCAGAGACACCTTGCCGTCCAACGCCGACTGCTGCGCCGTGGACACCGGCTTGGCCGTGTCGGCCGTGTTGTCGACGGAACCCAGACCGACATCCGCCTTGACCAGCGACAGTGAGGTCTTCACCTGGGCAGGGGTCCGCGCCGCCCACGCCCCCCCGGACTCTTGGATCACCGCAGAGCCGGACGCCGTCAGGCCCGCGATGGTCGTCAGATCGCTGTCGAGCGGCTGTTTACCGTCGAGCGCTGTTTGCGTCGCCGTGCTGATCGGCTTGCTCGCGTCGGACGTGTTATCGACGTTGCCCAGGCCGACATCGCTCTTCGTCAGGCCAAGCGCTGTCTTGAGCTGCGCCATCGTGCGGTTGAGCCACGAGCCCGAAACCCGCTGGATCACATCCCCGTCCGCCGGGCTCAGCCCACCGATCGCGGTCAGATCCGAATCGAGAGGCTGAGAGGCAGCCTGCGCGGCAGCGGCAGCACCCGCAGCGTCGAACGCCGACGAAGCCTGAGTAGCGGACGACCCCAGCCCCAGATTCGTCCGAGCCGTGGCCGCGTTCGCCACATCGGAGAGGTTCGCCGACTTCTGCAACGACGCGGCCTGAGCCGCCGACGCCGACCCGGCCGAGTCGAAATCGCCCGCCGGATGGGTCGCGGCCGACCCCAAGCCAAGGTTGGCGCGAGCGGTACTGGCATCCGCCAGATCCGACAGGTCATTCGCCGCGAGCAGCGAACCCGACGCCGCCCCACCAAGATCCAGATCCGGGCGCACAGGCCACGGATCGCCGCCACCGATACGCACCCACAGACGGCCTGTCCACCCATCCGGACCCTGGAAACGGGGCAGCAGCGACCCGGCAACAACCCCGAGTGGCGCATCGTCAGACACCGCCGACCCGTCGTCGTGCCGCACATCCGCCGCGACGGTCCCACCGTCGTCCGTGAAGACCGCGACCGCAGTCGCCAAGGCCACCGGGCCAAGGCTCACCGTTCCAGCCCGATAGGCCAACCGGTCCGCCGGATCGGGGAAAGTGGCCCGCGTCATCGCAACACCAGCCCGTCAGGACGTGAGCACATCGAGCACCCTCCGAGCGATGAACGCATGCCCCGTATTCGACGGATGCACGAAATCGGTCCCGCTGACCGCCGGGTTCGCCGAATTCCCCCAGTAGCCCAGCGAGTTCCAGTAGTTCCACGAGTTCAGGCCGGCCGCCCACAGGTCGACGAACGCCGCGCTGTAGCTCGCCGCCAGCGCGCGCAGCTTCGCCCCCAGCTCATGCCAATGGTGGCCGCCCGAGTCGTAGGTACCGGCGTGGTCCAGGACGACCGCGAGGTCGACGAGGCCGTTCACGGTCGCGTTGTCGCGGATCCGGTCGAAGAACAGCCGCGCGTTCAGCACCGCCGTGTCGACGCTGACAGCTCCGGTCGCGACCTCGTTCTCGGACAGGTTCCAGATCACCAGGTCGGCCGGATAGGACACGCCACCAGCCCAGTCCGCCGAGACCGGCGGCCCGTCCGTGCCGTTCCACTGGGAGCCGTCCGTGCCCGACTTGGCGAGGTTGTTCACGATGACACCAGCGTTGTTCTCGCCGGACACACCGCAGACCATCAGATAGCCCGACACGCTCGTCAGCAGGACCGTGTGAGTCCCCGCCGCCAGCCCTGTGATCGTCGTCTTACGCGCACCGAACACAGCCGGCGCGTTGATCGTCGTCGCGGCGCCGCCGTCGACCTGATACGTCCAGCTACCAACACCGGCACCCGCGTCGAGCGTGTAGATCGAAACCGTTGTGCCGCGCACCTGGATCGACGCCGTGTCACCCGCATGGTTCGTGATGATCGCGTCGCGGCCCGTCGGCCCCGACACATAGTTGATGTTCGCCCAGCCGGAGCCGGCGACCGTCCACAGATTGTTCGCCTTGCCGCCGTAGTACGACGACTTCTGCGTGTTCCCGTCCGCCGCATCCAAGAACAGCGCCGAGTCGAACACACCCCGGAAGCCGCTCCCACCGTCGCCATAGGCCGACTGGAGACCCGACCGGACCAGCGAAACCCAGCCCGTCGACTCCAGATCCGTCGCATAGAAGCCGCGGGCGACGCTCGCGCCGAGAACATGGAGCCGCGCCTGCCCAATGCCCGCCGCGGCCCGACCACGGGCCGCACGCCACACCGTCCCCCAGCCGGCCGGAACAAGACTCTCCAGAGCCGACAGGCGGTCATCGACGCTGTTCACCGGCGCGCCACCGGAAGGAATCGCCATCTCACGCCGCCCGATACCACAGCGAAGTGCCGCCATCCCACACGAACAGCCGCGCGGTAGTCGCCGCGATGACATCCGACGTCCCGTCGGCGACATGCGACGTGCCCGACGCGGCCATCGTGATCGTATTCGCCGACTCGTTGACGACCAGCACCTGCTGGCCCGACACCGTGCCTGACTGGACGATCACACCCGTGACCGCGCCCGACGTCGTCACCCGCGACACACCAAGCCCCGACGTCGAAATCGTGCCCGACGATGCCACCGACGCCGCCGAACCAGACACCTGAAGCGACGCCGCCGGGTGCGCATGATCAGACTTCGCCGCAGTAGTCCCCGAACCGACAGCCGCCGTGGCCGCGTCAGCGACCGGCGACGTCGAGGCGAGCTGGAGCCCGGGATGCACATGGTCATCCCGGGCGGCCGACGTCGACGTGCCAACCGCGCCCGACGAGCCGACAGCCTGCGGAGTCGCCGACGACAGCGGAGCCGAACCGGCCGAGACCCACACCTGCTGATGCGGCAGACCGCCGGTCGTGCAGACGTAATCACGCTTGTTCGGATCGGCCGGCGACGACGACCGACGCCATTTGTCCCCAGCCTTCGCCTGCCCGCCCGACGGGTAGGGCTGCACCACGAACGGCGGCGAGAACTCGGTCTCCACCGACGGGTAGATCGCCGCCGACGAGATCCGATGCCGCTCCCCGGCGACGGTCGTCGGCCACACCACGCAGGGCGCCCCGAACGCCGCCCCGGCCGGCGCCGTCAACGCACCGGACGTCAGCTTCGTGTAGGTGCTCGTGTTCGTCGCGACCGCCGAACCGACCGTCGTCGAAATGAACCCGGCCGACGAGTTCCACCACTGCATGCCGACCTGCGGGGACCTCGCGGTACCGACAGCCTTCGCATAGATGACCGCGCTGTACGTTCCGCCAGCCGTCACCGGATAGGCGAACACCCCCGACGCCGTACCCGCCGACATGTTCGTGCTCGACGCCGTCAGCTCCACCGCATAGCCCATGCCCGACGGAAGACCCGTCTCGACGACCGGCACACCGGCAGCACCGAACGCCACCGCCCAGCCTCCCGCCGAGCCCGCCCGCGTCCCCTCGAACACCTCCTGGCAGGCATCCGCGAAGCTGAGCATGTTCCCCGGCGGCCCCGGCCAGGCGAACTCGGCCAGCCCGTTCTGGATGCGGTAGCCGTAGATGTCGAACCACTGGTTCGGATCGACTCCGACAGCCAGCGTGTGACCGATCTTGAAATGGTCGTTCAGCCACAGGCCGCCGAAGTTCCCGACAACCAGGATCTTGTTGCCGAAGCCGTCCTCGACCGTGAACGGCTCCGTGCCGCCCGTGTCGCCAGGATTCGACCGGACCAGCAGCCCCGGCTGATCGGCGAGCGCGGCGACGATCAGCCGGGCGAACGCGGACACACCGGGCGTCGGCGCCGCGAGCGCCGCCGTATCATCCGCCAGGCTGAGGCTCGCGGTCACCGTCTCCAACGCGTCCAACCGGTCATCGGCCCGCGCATACACCGCAATCGGCAGCCCGCCCGACACCCGGACCCACAGCGTGTCCGAGTCGTCATCAGGACCCTGGAACAGCGGCACCCGCGAGTAGGCGTCGACGGTCAGCGGGTCGAGCTCGGTGACCGCCGTCCCGTCCTCACGCAGCACATCGGCCGGCACCGTGCCCGCACTGTCGGAGAACACCAGCACCGGCGTCCCCGGCGGCACAAAGGCCAAATACAGCGACGCCAGGCTGTAGGTCAACCTGTCGTCGGGGAACATCCGCCGCGCCAACGCGCACCCCTAGATGTGTGAGTGGGCCGGCCCCACTGCCACCCCTGGCCCGGGGCCGGCCCACGGCTGTGAGGACCGGCTCAGCCGCCGAGTTCGGTCCGCAGCGCGGCGAGCGCCGCCGCCTCGCCGCGCGACGGCGACTGGTCGGCGCCGAGCCGGGCAAGCTCGCCACCCGACGGCGCCAGCGGACGGCTACGGGACCGTCCGATCGCACCCGCCTGCGGCGCGTTCGCCTGGGTTGTCACACCGGTCCGGACGCGGCCCGCGGGCATCGACGTCGGCGCGGTGACCTGGCTTGCGCCGGCCTGCGCGAGGCGCCTACGAGTTGCCATCGGAGCCGTCCTCTCCATCCCCGCTCCCGGCGGCCGGCTTGGGCGGCCCGGTTGCCTCCCAGGCCAGACCGACAGCGGCGGCGTCCTGCGCAGTCGGCCACACCTTCTGGGCGTCCCAGACATGCACCGGCAGCTTCGCGGCGAGCTCGGCCGGCGGTTCGCCGTTCTCCGGGTACGACGGCCCGTACCAGACCGACTCGCCGTTCGGGCCGGCGCCGTGGATCTGCACATTCGCCGCGAGGACACCGCGGTCCGCGCCCGCCTTCGCGGGCGCCGGCTTCCGGGCCGCCATCAGGACGTCACCGTCGCCAGAAACGTGTAGTTCGGCGCGTGCATCCATGGGAAAGCAGTCGCGTTGACCCGCGTCCACTTCCGGTACGGGTCCGGGGTCTCCCACACCGCGACCGACAGGCCGGGGATGCCGTCGCCGCCGATGATGCCCCGCTCGACGAGGTCACGGGCCTCCACGGTCGGGCCGACGTACAGATGCCCGGCCGGCTGGTCGAGCGCGCCGACCATCAGGATCGCCGTGTCGACGGTCAGCCTGGTCGCCGTGCCCGCACGCCGGGTCATCGAGTCGAAGGTGACGAACGGCGGCAGGCCATAAGCCTCCAGCAGCCCAGCGAACCCGGCCACGGTGACCGGCACACCAGACGGGACGTTCAGCATGGACTTGATCTGGTTCGACGCCAACGCCCCGGCCAGCGCCTTCGACGAGCCGACGATCGCGGCCGGCGGGAAGCCGTTGGTCGTGATGTACGTCGACACCCAGCTCTGAAGGTCCGTGATCGGCACCGAGGTGGAGGCGTTCGCCGCGGTCCACAGCACCGACGCGGTGACCGTGTGACCGCCGGTCCGGCCGTAGCTGACCGACTGGATGACCCGGTCCTGCGTCTCCGTCAGCGTGATCGCCGCGTTGAAAAGCGCGTCGGCGCGCAGACGGTTCACCCGCCCGGCGATCGCCCGGGCACCCCGCTCGGCGTCCGCATAGATCGAGTTGACGATCAGCGAGCCGTCACCAGTGATCGCCCGGATGCGGGCGATGTCGAGCGTCTCCTTCTCGCCGATCGGGTACTTCACCGAGATCGGCGCGAGCTCGAACTTCGACTTGGTGATGCCCTGCCGGCCGCGGATCTCCGACTCGGAATCCCAGGCGCGGATCTTCGCCTCGGACTCGTCGAGGAGGCTCCCGAGAACAGCCTCAAGCTCCGTCTGGTCGGTTTCGATGACCGGGACGAGGGCGTTGAGCAGATCCCAGTTGTTCCGCTCCATCTCGAGGTTGAACGTGTCCCGGGCATACCCGGTGACCTGCGCCAGTGGGATGGCGTCGTAGAGCAGGCTCATCAGGAAGCCACCACCGTGAATCGCGCCAGGAACTGCATGACCGCGGCCTCAACAGCCGAGACGGCGGTGAGGTCGGTCGGGTAGGTCGTCGCGGTCGAGTCGAGCGCGCCAGGCGTGGTCGCCGAGCTGCCAGTTCCCTGCGGGACCTTGCCTGAGATGACGACGCCGCGCATCAGCAGCGACGCCGACTGGTCGGTGCCGGCCGTGACACGGTTGCCGTCGGTCAGGTCGATCGTGCCGAGCAGGAACCCGACGGGCAGCTGCGTGCCGTCGGAGGCGTCGCTCTTGTATGGGCCGTATTTGCCCGACGCGGTGACCTTGCCTAGCACGGTCCCGGACTTGACGATCAGGCCGGGGAACGGCGTCGATCCGAACAGCGAGTAGTCGAGGGTGATCGACAGGCCGCCGTGTTCGGTGCCGTATTCGGAACGGAGCCACGACAGGTCTTCGCCCTTGGCGAAGGTCGTGGAGACCGGGTTGAGAGCCACGCGCGTCCTCCGAGACGCAAACCGTTCTGCGCCCCGTGTCGGACGGGTCCGTGACCCCGGATAGCCCCGGGTGGCTTCCGATCAGTAAAGCACGAGGTCAGCCCCGATCGAAGACGATCCGGCCGCCGACGATCCTCGGCGTGCCACTGCGCTGCCCGGCCGCCGCCCGGGCCATCGCCTTCCCCGCTTCCAGCCCGGTCGGCCCCGCGCCGTGGCCGGCGCCCCGCGGGCCCGGCCCGGGGTCACCGGAGCCGGCTTTCGACGGGGCCGCGAACAGGCCCGGCCAACGCTTCTTCGTCGCCTTCACCGCCGCGGCGATCGCCGCCCCATCGGCACCCTGATCGGCGGAGACCAGGGCGGCGGCCTGCGTCAGCGCATCGTCCCGTTCGGCCGCGTCGTCGGGTAGCACCAGGCCCGCGCGGACGAGCTCCCGTTCGACGGCGACCGCGTGCCGCGCGGCCGTGACCTCTCCCTTCGCCCGGTCGGCCTCGGCGCGGGCGGCGGTGAGCGCTTCGGCGTCGCGCTGCGCCTGCGTCTTCGCGGCGTCCTGCGCGGCGGCGTGCTCGGCGAGCAGCTTCTTCGCGTCGTCGACGGACATGCCGAGCGACTCGGCGAGCTGCGACGCTGCCGAGCGGGATGCCGCCGCCTTCTCGCGGGTCACGATCCGGTCAAGGTCGGCCTGGGTGAACGTCTTCTCCGCGGGGCCGCCGGCCGGCTCAGTGGGGATGTCGGGGTCGGTCACTGCTGGGCTCCCTGGTCGGGCTGGCCGGCCGGGGCCGGCGGGGTGGCAGCCGGCGGGGCCGGCGGAATCGGAGTGGGCTGCGCGGGAGGTTCCGGCGGCGGCCCGGCCAGCGCGGGAAGCTCGCCGTCGCGCAGCAGCTCGCGGACCGCCTCGGCGTCGCCGGTCGCGTCGGAGAACTGGACGGCGGCCAGGTAGTTGGTGCGCCGGATCAGCGCAACCTCCGCCTTCGCGTCGTCGACAGGCAGGCCCGCGGCGACGAGCATCGAGATCGCCGTTTCCAGCGAGATCGCCGGCGGTTCGCCGGCCGTGCCGAGCAGTTCGCGGACCGCGGCGACGGCGGCCTGCCGATCCTGCGGCAGGTAGGGGCCGAACACCATGTCGCACGGCGCATCGGAGGCCGGCACGTCGGGCGCCTGGTTAACCAGGGCGATCCGGCGGGCGAAGCGGTAGATGAGCCTGTATTTCTCGGCGCGGGCAAGGCGCATGTCGGCGACGAGCGCGGCCAGCGGGCCGAACGACAGGGCCAGCGCGATCCCGGACGGCACCTCGGCGGGGGAGACGCGGCCGAGCACCGACGCCGGCACCCGGGCGTTGACGGCGAGCCGGTCGAGCAGCGAGTCCGCGGCCTTCAGCAGCGCGTCGAGCGAGCGCGACGTGTCCAGCAGCGTCGCCGACCCGTCGCCAGCCTCGAAGATCATGCCTGGTTCGTAGGCGATCCGCCCGCCGGACAGCGCCGCCCCGGACACGAACATCACCGGCGCGGCCGACGTGGATGCCGCCTTCTGCAGGTTCGTGTCGGTCTCCGACAGGTCGTCGAGGATCTGCGCGACCGATGCCACGGTCGGCTCACCCCAGCCGTCGCCGTCGTCGACCGTGTTCGCCACGTTCACGACCGGCACGAAGTCGATCCGAAGGTCCCGGTCCTTCACCGGCCCGTCGGCGTCCTCGCGGTAGACCGCGGTCCGCTCGTCGAGCTCGTCGACGTCCGAGCCGGTGAAGTCCTTCAGCGGGAACGTCGCGTCGGTCAGATAGCAGGTCTGAAGCGTCCGCCCCTGACGCCACGGATAGGTCCGTTCGACGCCGTCGTCGGCATCGCGCAGATCGAAAGTGATCCGCCGCACCGACTCGGCGACACCCGTCACCGGGTCGGGAATCTCCCAGGCCAGATGCACCCGTGAGGGGAACTCCTCGTCGCCGGGCCGCCAGGCCGGGAAATACCAGCCCGGGTCGTAGTCCCGCAGCCGAACGCGGCCGGCGGCCGGATCCCAGCCGAGCGTCAGGATCCCGTTGCCCAGCTTGACCGCGCGCCGTTCGGTCCGCCGCTGCTTCAGCGGGCCCCGCTCGTCGTCCCACCACTGCCGGTACCAGTCCTGCGCGGCGGCGAGCTGCGCGTTCTCCTGCCCGTCGGCCGGCGTCGCCCCGGGCACCACAAGCGCCTGCGTGGCGCCGAGCACCGACGACAACACCGACCTGTTGAGCATGTGCGCGTCGCCGTACTCGCGGATCGTCCGCTGCTCGAGGTAGCCCATCGCCTCGCGGAAGCGGCGGGCCATGCTCCGGTCGTAGGACTCGAGCAGGTGGTAGGCCATCAGCCGGCGATGGTTCTCCAGGCCGGCCCACATCGGCGGCGCCCAGGCCCGCGACCCGACAGGGGTGAGGCCGTCGCCGATCGCCTGTTTGTGGGACAGCGACGACCAGGCGTCGACGACGAGCCGCCGTGCCACGCCTACCGCGCCCAACCGGCCACCTCCCGACGATCTCCGGCCCTATTGTGGCACCGAGTGCCGAAAAAGGTCAGCGCGCGGCGAGACGCAGGTCAACGACCTTCCCCGCCTGCCCGGACTGCCGGCCGAGCCGCAGCAGCCACGACACCCCGGCGACCATCGCGTCCAACCGGTCGGGCGACGAACCGCCGCCAGCCCAGCCGAGCATCTGGCCTTCCAGGTCGGCGTGCTCCGCGGCGTGCCAGATCCGGCCGGCTTCGTACAGCGCGGCGACCGGTTCGGCGCGGGCCCGTTTCCCGTCCCGCGACCGGATGCGGACGATCGCCGGCATCGCGCAGCCCGCCGCCCGCCCTTCGGCCTCCAACGCCGCCCAGGCGGTCCGCAGGACGAACGAGCACATCTGGCCGCCCTGGTTGTCTTCGACCACAAGGGCTTGTGCCTCCCACCGCAGCGCGGCCATGCAGGCGGCCCGGCCCCACTGCGCCGGCGTGCCGTGCGTCGTCGCATCGGCGAGAACGAGGACGTCCTGTTCATGCGGCCCGGTGCCGCGGGCCGAGACGACGATGCCCGTGTCGTCGGCCGCGGCGCCGTCGGAGACGGCAGGGTCGACGGAGACGGCGACGAGGCCGAGCGGGCCGAAGTCGCGTGGCTGGATGTAGCGCAGCCAGCCGCGGCGGAACACCGCACCGTCGGGAGGCGCCGGCCGCTGCTGGTACAGCGCGTTCCACGCCCGGCCGCCGATCGCGGTTCGTGTCCGCAGGTCGTCCTCAAGGGAGTAGCGCGCCGGCCACAGCGGCTGGCCGAGCTCTCGGCCGAGCAGGTCGTCGGCGGATTCGGCGAGCTCGGGCAGCGACAGGACGTGCCACTGGTCGCGTTCCTGGGCGAGCAGCCGCCCGCCGAGATCGTCTTCGTGCCAGCGAGTCATTACCAAGATCACGGAGGCGCCCGGATGCAGCCGGGTTGTGGCGACGTCGGTCCACCACTCCCACGTCTTGCGGCGCATCGTCTCCGAGTCGGCTTCCTCGCGGTCCCGCACCGGGTCGTCCACGACGAGCAGGTCCGCACCTTTACCGGTCAGCCCACCGCCGACACCAACCGCCACGAACCCGCCGTCGCGGCCCGCGAAATCGAAGTGATCCGCCGCCCGCGACCCGCCGCGCAGCCGCAGCCCGAGCTCCGGCGTGCCCTGGATCGTGTCGCGGATCCAGCGGCCATGTTCCTCGGCGAGCGACGACCCGTAGGACGCGAGCACGCCGCGGCGGTCGGGATGGCGGGCCATCCACCACAACATCCCCCAGCGGGACACGCGCCTCGACTTTCCGCGCCGCGGCGGCATCAGCACCATGAGCCGGTCGATGTCGCCCGTGTCGATCTGCGCGAACGCGGCGTCGATCAGGTCCAGGTGCGGGGCCTGCATCTCCCGGCCCTGCGTCAGCCGCTTCGCGAGGGCGCCCGGGGTCGGGTCGGCGATCGTCGGGGCGCCGCCGGAGCGGGCCCGCCAGCGGGCGGCGAGCAGATCCCCAGACGTCACCCGGCCACCTCGAGTGCTGGCGCGGCCAGCCAGGGGGCATCGGCCGTCCAACAGGTCACGGTGACGTCCACGCCCGGCGGCCGGCCGAACGCCCACGCCTTCGACACAAACCCGGCCGCGACCTGCCCGTCATCGGCCCACACCTGCGCATCGGTCATCGAGTCCCCGACACTCCTGGCGATCTTGTCCCAGTCGGGACGTGCCGCCGGCACCGTCCGAATGCCCTTCTTGCGGGCCTTCTCCGCGGCGACGGTCGGCGGGAAGAAGAACCGGAACGACACGACCACCGGCACGCCGCGCGGGAACACCGGGCCGCCACCCCGCGCGGTCACGACGTCGAGCGCCGCCCCGGTGACGGTCTCGCGCCACGGCTTCAGCCGGTCGGCGTTGTCGTCGCGGATCGACCAGCGTGTCCGCGTCTTCGAGCCCTGCGGCACGGGGGTGCCCACCGCGGTGAACCCGAACGGGGCGATCTCCGACATGCGCCGATTGTGGCACCGGGTGCCATAATGGTCATGTACGCAGCCGGGGCGGCGCTGGACACGCCGCTACCCGGCCACTTCGACCGCCTTCAAGGGAGGCAAGTCGCGTGCCCAACGCTACCTTTCCCGGCCCGGCGCCACAGGATGAGCGCCGCCGTTTCAACGCCCGCGAGCGCGCCGCGCTCTATCTCGCCGCCGACGGCCATTGCGCCGAGTGCGGGACCGAACTACAGCCCGGCTGGCATGCCGACCATGTGCAGCCGCATGCCCACGGAGGACCGACCGACGTCGTCAACGGGCAGGCCCTGTGCCCGAACTGCAACCTCACCAAAGGAGCCGGCGTGAACACCCCTCGCGGCTGGCAGGCGGAAGCGCTCGATCAGTACCTCGCCCAGGCTCGCCGCGACTGGCTCGCCTGCGCTACCCCGGGCGCCGGCAAGACCCGGTTCGCCCTGTTCGTCGTCCAGAGCCTGCGCGCGGCCGGCGTTATCCGGCGCGTCGTGGTCGTCGTCCCGACCGATGCGCTTCGCCGCCAGTGGGCTGATACAGCCGCGGGCATCGTCGACCTGTGCCCGGTCGAGGATGCCAGCGACATCGGCAAGGCGGGCTATGACGGCTACGTGGTGACCTACCAGCAGATGGCCCGCGGGACGATGCCGACTCTGGTCCGCCGCGATGTGGGGCGCCATCCGACGCTGGCCGTCTTCGACGAGATCCACCATGCTGGCGAAAATCGGGCGTGGGGCGAAGGGCTGCGTGAGGCATTCGAGCCGGCCGCACGGCGGCTCGGCCTGACCGGAACGCCGTGGCGCTCGGACTCCAACGCGATCCCGTTCGTCGAATACCAGCCTCCCGGCGCCGACGGGAAATCGAAGGTCCGAGTCGACTACGAATACGAATATGGCCGCGCCACGGCTGAGGGTGTCTGTCGCCGGGTCGTCTTCCATGCCTATGACGGCGAGGCCCGGTGGGTCGACTGCGGGCATGTCCTCGAAGGCTCGCTCACAGACGACGCCACGGCGGTCGCCGCGCTCGACTCCGCGCTCAAGCCTGGAAACGACTGGATGCCGGCCCTCCTGCGACGTGCCGCCGCCGAACTCGACGAGATCCGCACCGAGGTACCCGACGCGGCCGGACTGGTGGTAGCGGACAACAAGTGGCACGCCGACACGTGGGCGTCCGTACTGGCCAAGATCACAGGAGAACGTCCGACCGTCGTCCACGACGATGTTCCCGGCGCCAAGGCGGAGATCGACCGGTTCCGCGAAAGCCGAACGAGGTGGATCGTCGCCGTGAAGATGGTCAGCGAGGGTGTCGACATCCCGCGACTGGCCGTCGGTGTGTACGCCACCCGCGCGGCGACGCCGTTGTTCTTCCGTCAGGTCGTCGGCCGCTTCGTCCGCGTCAGGCCAGACGAGGATCTGACCGCCTCCATCTTCGTACCCGCGGTGAGCAAGCTGACAACCCACTGCCGGGAGATCGAGGACGAGCTGCGCCATGAGGTCGAGGCTGCCCATAAGGAGTACGAGAACAGCAGGAACGATGGCGACGGGGAAGGTCAGGGACGACTGGACCTCTGGGAACCGCTGTCGGCCTCCGAAGCGACGTTCGAGGAGTCCATCTTCGCCGGCCAGGGGTTCGGCCAGCCGGAGATGGACGAGGCAGCGCGCAAGTGCGCCGAATACGGGTTCGCGGCGCGCGACGCCGTCAAGATGGCGCGGTTCCTCGCGGACTACCGGGGCGCCGAGCAGCCCGCCGTCACTCCAGAGCCCAAGGCCAAGGTCACGCCGCGCCACCGGTATGAGGACCAGCTGCGCGGAGAGATCAAGTCTCTCTCAGGGCGCGTCGCGCATCGCTCTGGCGCGACCTACAAGGAGATCAACGTCGCGGTTCGGAAGGCGGGATTCCCGCCGCGCGACCAGTGCGACATCCCGCAGCTTGAGGCCGTGCGGGACCTGCTCGCCAAATGGCTCGGTGAGGTATGAGCGCGCCGAACTTCGCCGCACGTGGAAGCCGTATCGGAGCCATCGGGTCAGCGCTCCAGTCGACGGACACACGGCTGACGACCGTGGTCGACGGCGTGAAGGGCATTCTCGCGGACGGTTCGTGGCGGGAGTTCACGACCACCCGCGGCGAGCACGTCGCGCACGAGCGGTTCGCGGACTTCGTGACGATGCCGATGCTGAAGGGCTTGGGTGTGACCGTCGACCTGATCCGGCGGGTGGTCGCGGATGACCCGGCCGCGTTGGACATGCTCGACCGCGAGCTACAAAACCCGGTGGGAATGAACCAGCACGGTGAGGGCCGGGACATTGTGACGACCCACCCGACCGGCAATTCCGAGGCCAAGGCCCTCCGTCGTCTCCGCAAGGAAGCCGACGCCGGGAACACGGAGGCGGCCGAGCTGCGGGCCGAGGTCCTCGCGGGCCGGCTGTCCGCGCATGGGGCGATGGTCCGCGCCGGCTACCGGCCGCGGACCGTGTCCGTGCCCGTCGGGCGGCCAGAGTCGGTCGCGGCGGCCCTCAAGCGGCACATGACGCCCGACCAGCTCGCGCGGCTCGTGGTGCTGCTGGTCGCGGAGGGCGGCGAACCCTAGTCGGGCAGTTCATCCGACGATTCGAGGACGGCGAGCACTGCACGCTCGCCGTCCTCGTTGTCTATGCCCAGCCGGCGCATCGCGCCCGCGAGGACCTCACACATCAGATCGGCCTGCCGACCGGCGTCCGGAAGCTCCATGCCGACATCGTGACCCATACCGGGTACGGGTATCTACCGCGCCAAGGCCTTTCCGCGTGCCGCTCGCCGCAGCCGGGCCGGCAGCCGCACTCCCATCCCGCCCGAACCGTCCCGGGCGCACGAACCGAACCGGGTGCCCGGCATCCACGGGACGACGCAGGAGACCGGCGACACGTCCGGGCCGGGATCGAGGAACCAGCCGAACGGCCCGCGCCGCGCGAACGGCCGCGACGCCAACCACGGGGCCCGCTCCCACAGCTCCGTCCAGGGTTCATGACCCCTGGGGCATGCCGGCTGCTCGTAGCCATGACCAACTCGGCCGGTTGCCTCCGAGCCGCAGACCGGGCAACACAGCACGGCGCCCGGCGCCTCCCTGAGGACCGCGGCCGGTAGATCGGCGAGAAGACGCGCCATGCCCCCATCCTCCCACCCGAGATCTGTCACTCTCCGTCCACATCGTCCGGCCCGCGGACCCGACACCCAGCCAGCCCCGGATCCGCGCCGCGCACCCTCCGCGCGGCGTCCGTACGGCTTCCGCGCGGCTTCCGGCCGGACTCCGGACGGAATCCTGCGGAGTTCCGCGCGGAAGCCTCCGGAAGGGTGCGCGCAGCGTGCGAACGCGATGCGCACGACGACGACACGCGACGCGCACCAGCACCTCGCGGACGACGCGAACCGACGTCCACGAGCACCGTCTGGACGCCACCGCGGACACGCGTCACGACACCTCCGCTCGGACGCAGATCGCAGCAAACATGCAGGTCACAGACCCGCGAACGTCCACGCGGACAGCAGCCGCACACGTTCCGCGCAGCTTCCGCCAGGATTCCGCCCGGACTCCCACCGGAATCCGCCCGGACTCCGCACGGAATCCACTCAGGCGCGCGTGCGCGCCTGACGGCAGTTCATAGGCAGTACATAAAAACCACCCCCACCGCCCCCTCCGACACAGCACGCCGACACGACCCGCTCGACGTCCCGACGAGCCACGAACGGGGGTGGGGGTCAAAATCCCATCCGGAAACGAGCAGACCCGGCGATTGGCGACGCCGGCCGCCGGAACGGGCCCCAGACCGCCCCAGAGGCGCCGAACAGGGCTTCCGCGCCTCTCGGTCTGGACCTGGGGGGATCTGGGGCTTCCCGGGGCCTCTCAGGGCCGCCGCGCGCTCTCGGAGGGGTCGAACCGGTGGATGTCACAGACAGTGAGTGTTGATCTTGCCTGATGGGGAAGGACGGCGGGGGGAATTGCGCGAGGGGGTCGCGCCAGCTCCCCTTGATCGTTTTCGGGGGTACCCCCCCGGGTATGCACCCGCCCGTATGCGCGTGACGCACATCACATGCGCGAGTGCTCGTGTGACAGCACGACAGCCAGCGAGCGAGGCAGCGAACGCCACGGGGCAGGCAGGCCACCGGGCGGCAGGGGCAGGGCATGGGCAGGTGGCTGGCCGTCGCCGAGTGGGCAGGCTGGCCGCCGCGGCCGGTGGCCACCGAGCCCGGCCGCCTGGCCCTCGGTGCGCCCTTGCCCCGGCTGGCAGGTGCGGCAGTGCCGGACCGGGCATGGGCCAGCGTCGGCAGTGGTTCACCCGTCAGTGCCGGTGTCCGCTTTGCCCGATGTCTAGGGCGCGATAAACGGGCCTTATGGCGCGTATGACTCGGCTACGCTCAGCTACTGCCGACTGCGCCGCAGGTACTCGGCCGCACGTGCCAACAGCTCGGGCGTCACGAACCTGCCCTCGGCGACGGGCACCACCCGAACGTTGCACGGATGGCACAGCAACCCACGCACGCGGCCAGTGGCGTGGTCGTGGTCCACATGCACCTCACGCTGCCGCAGACTGGCCAGCTCGACACCGCACACCGCGCATCCGCCAGCTTGGGCCAGCATCAGGGCGTCATACGCCTCGGACGTCAGGCCGTACCGGCGGCGGCGGTGGGAAGCGATCATGGCTGCGTGGCCGTCACGGTCGCGGTACCGCTCGCGCTGGAGCTCGCGCGTGCACTCCATGCACTGCGTGTGCCACCGGTGGTGTCCCACAGGCTTGTACTCGGCCAGCGGCTTGTCCTGGCCGCAGCGAGTGCATGAGCGCGTCGGCGCTGGCGGGACCGGCTGCCCGCAGCTGCGGGCCACGCCGCAGGCCCGACACTCGGACCGGAGCCCGCGCGGGCCAGCGCGGAAGGCTCTGATGATCTTGTGCTCGCCACAATGGACGCAGCGCCTGGTCAGGGCCTGAGCAGTCTGGGACACACCTAATGATCTCAGGCGAAAGCACACATAAGCCCAGGTCAGGGCCTATATTCACCCACTCGGCAACGCCAGCATCTGCGCCTCCACCACCCTGGCCACCCGATCATCATCCGGGTTCTGCCCGAGAGCGCGCAGCGACGCAGCCACCACCGCCACCATCAGATCGGCCTGCCGCTCAGCCAGACGCACCTGACGTTCGGCGATGCCCGCAGCCACGGCCTTGGCCGCCAGGTCGGCGGCCAGCTTCCGCTCCGACTGCTCAAGCGCAGCCAGCGCACGCACCTGCTCACCGGTCTCTACCGTGCCGCCGCTGCCATCACCCGCGCGCGTACGCCCAACCAGCGCAGCCACACCACCGGTCGCCAGCACCTGGGCCAGCATCGACCGCGCGGCGTCGACCGCGACCGCGGCCCGGCCCTCGGTCTCGTCTGCGTCGCCTGTCAGCTCTGCGGCCAGCGCAAGCGCACTCTCGGCCTGGGCCAGCGTCTCGGCGGCGTCGTAGGCCCGCTGTAGCAGGTCCCCGAGCATCCGGGCCCGCGTGAACGTGACCGTCAGCAGGCGTAGCAGCGCCTCGCCGGGGTCGACTGTGGGTTGGCTGACGTCCCACGCGAGCACGGCCCGCTTGATCGCCACCTCGGCGCGCACTACGGCCGTGGCCTTGCCGGCGTGGTGCTTACACGAGCGCGTGCCAGAGAGAACGACCGCGCCGCACGGATTCCCGGCCTTGTTCCGGTGTCCGAAGCTGCCGCATCTGGGTGGCCCTGAGCCCCACCGGGAGGCGTCGCCTCTCTGGGGACTCATGGGGTTGGGCACTCGCTCAGCATGCCCTGATCATGCCTGTTGGGCGACTGCTCAGGGCCATGTTGGGCACTCGCTCAGTGTCTGCCCTCGAACGCACGTGAGCCCCGGTCCGCTGGGTGCGGCCGGGGCTGTGCGTGGCTGGTGTGGGTTAGCGGCTGAGGGACTCCCAGCCCTGCGGGGAGCGGGCTTCGTCGGTGATCTGCCGCTGGATGACGGTGAGGAACTCGTCCGTGGGCTCGCCCTCGTCGCTGATGTCGCCTGCGTCGGCCTGTCCGGCGAGTGCTGAGATGTCTTCGGTGGTGACGTGGGCGCCGTCGCCGATGTCGATGCGGCGGGTGGTGCCGTTCCAGAGTGCGCGGATGTCGTCGAGGGTGATGACGGGTGCGTTGGACATGGTGTGCTCCTGTCAGGGGTGGTGTCTGTGAGTGTGGCGTGCCCTGTGCGCGTCTGGCTGGCGCATGCCGGCCTGTCCGGGCGGGGCTGTGTGGGTCAGGCGGCGCGGGTGGCGTGCCAGCTGCCGCTGCGGGTGTGGGCGGCCACGTCCACGGCCGGGCCCTGGCTGATCAGCCAGCCGTCGTGCAGGCCCGCGCCGTAGCCGGTGAGGGTGGCCTTGGCCGCCTCGCGGAGCTTGCGGGCCTTGCGCTCCAGTGCGGCGGCCTGCTTCTGGGCCTTGGCGGCGGCGGCGATGCGGCGGGCGTCGCTGGCGGTGTGCAGTTGGGCGCGGGTGCGGGTCACGTTGGCGGCGCGCTCCTGGCGGTAGCGCTCGACCGACGCGGCCGTGATGTCGGTGCCGGCGGCGAGGTCGAGCCGGCCCGTCTTGGCGAGGCGGCGGACACGGTCGGGCGAGATGGTGAGCGCGGCGGCGGCCTCGGTGCGGGTGAGTGTCGTCGGGGTGGGTGTCTCGCGGTCCTGCTGTTGCATCTCGGCCTGATGGCGGATGGGTGAGTGTGGCGCGTCGGCGGCCGTGTACTGCCCGGGCAGGACGGTGTGCAGGACGGTGACGGTGGCGGGCAGGCGGTTGCGTCCGATGCGGCGGCGGACGTCGGCCGCGTCCTGCCAGGTGATCCCGTCGGATGCGGTGATGAGCATGGTCACGGGGGTGCGCCGTTCGGTGGCGTCGGTGCGTGCGTCGCGCTCGCGGGTGTCGAGGGCGCGCAGGAAGCGGGCGGTGTCGGCCGCGCGGCGCGGGTTCGGGTGGCGGAGGCTGACCGGGCTGGCCGGGCGGATGGGCTCGGGCGTGGCTGCGATCTGGCCGGTGAGCACGCGGGCGGCGGCGGAGTGCTCGCAGCCTGTGCCACCGAGGCGGCATGTGCAGCTGGCGGCGGTGACGGTGTCACGGCCGAGCGCGAACGCGCCGGGCGTGCCGGTGATGGCGGTCAGGCGGCCGTGGTGGCGGAGGGTCACGGGCCAGCGGTAGCCGTAGCGGGCGGGGTTCGTGGCCATGTCGATCTGGGCGGTCATGTCTGCTCCTGTGGGTGTGCCGGTGGCGGCGGCGGGTGGGCGGGTGCGGTCAGCTGTCGTCGCGCTCACACGCCAGGTCGCCGGTCAGGACGCGGCCGTCGGGCAGGGTGCGGGTGACAGTGCCGGCGGGCGTGTCGCCGGTCTGCTCACATGCCAGGTCCCAGCCGGTCAGCGTCCGGCCGTCGGGCAGGGTGCGGACGGGCACGGCGGCCGCGGTCTGGCAGGTGACGGTGGGTGCGTCGGTGGTCAGGTCGACGGTCCCGACACCCGACATGCACATCTCGGCGAGCGCGTCGGCGTTGGTCTGCGCGTAGATCGCTACGTCGCCTGTGACGAGCCGGCAGCGGGTCTGTGTGGTGCCGTAGCGGGCCGGGTCGCTGATCGCGACGGCGGTCAGGACGCCCGGGGTCGCGTCGCCGCAGGCCGCGCCGGTCGGGTCGTCGGCCGCGGTGGTGGTGTGCGCGGGGCGGATCGAGTCGTGGATCTCGGCGAGGGCGATGGTGCCGTACAGATAGGTGATGATCGCGAGACCGACCGCAGCCGCGATCTTCGCGGCGAGGACGGGCAGGTCGGTGCGCGTCCTGCGGGTGGCGGCCAGGCGGTCAATGTCGGCCAGGCCGTCGCGGATCGCGTGGGTGAGGGTGCCGGGCTGCGGGTCCATGTGTTCTCCTGTGTGTGGGGCCCGCCGTGGTGGCGGGGTGTGAGACGAACGTACTCACAGACGTGCACACATGCAAGCCCTGATTTGCCCCGTCTTACCCACGTCAGCCCGGCGCGCCGCCCGGCTGGCTGCCCACATGCTCGCCACCGTGAGTGCTGGTCGGGCGTTCGTCAGCACACGTCCGACTCTGCTGACGCGATCTTGCTGACGTGATCTTGGTCGCGCGCCTGGGGTGCCAGACCGCACCTCCCGCGAGGGCCAGGATTTTTCCCCGTATATGGCCCCGTTCGCGGGCGACCGCTGACCCCCGGGCGCGCCTGGGCGCACGTGCCCGCGCCTGGGCGCGCGCGGGCGGCCGGGCGCGTGCGCCAGCGCTCAGACGACCGCCCGCGAACGGGCACCGACAAGTGAGCACATCCGTGCCACAATCGTGGGCATGGCGAAGGAGCTAGCGGAGGGCCGGATCCAGGCCCGCATGACGCACGACCGCAAACGGCGATTCAGCGAGGCCGCGGCGCGGACGCCCGGTAAGGACGTGTCCACCCTGCTCAATGAGTTCGCCGCGTGGTTCACGCGCGAGCCCGGCGCGAAGATGCCGGTCAGGCCGCCGGCCGCGAAGGATGGCGAGGATGGCTGACGAGGGCGGCTACACGAGAGAGGCGGCCGAGACTGTCAGAGTCATTCGGAACCGGCTGCGGGCAATACGAAAGGCGCGGCTGATCTCGCAGCGCGAACTGGGTGACAGGTGCGGAATCGCTGAGTCCGCGATCTGCCGTATCGAGTCAGGACAGCGCGATCTCTCGTTGGTCGAGGCGCTCGCGCTCGCAGAGGCGCTTGGCACGTCGCTGCCGCAGTTGCTCGACCCATTTCCGATCGTCGTGGTACCAGCGGTGACGGTGTGATCGGCGCCCGCCGTGCCGGGTCATCTTTCTGTCGACTCGGTGCCGACCTCGCACCCCTCCTGCTCAGCCGAGCCCCCCGCCCCGTCGTCCAGACCTTTCCCCCTGCCGTCCCGGCGGCGAACCCCGCTGGCTTTCTGGAGGTGGCGACCCGGTGAGCGCTGAGGAGATCCCGGCCCCCGATGTCGCCGAAACCGCCCGGCGCCGGTCGTTTGAGCTGGGCAGGTTCCGGTCGGCCACCGGGAAGTGGGAGACCGATTCGGGTGATCTTCTTCGGGAAGCTCTGTTGGCCCGCTGTGACGACATCCGCAGTGAGGCGCCCTACGGCTCCGGCGGCTCGACCGCGATGCCGGAGTGGGAGGACCTGGAGGCCGGAACGAGGGCGATCGTCGGCCTGCACGGGCCGCTCGAGGGCGATGACTGGTGCTCGCTCTGCAAGAGCACGCTTCCGTGCCTAACGCTGAGGCATCTCGGCGAGATCTTCGGTATCGAGGTGAGACGCCGTGACTGACCTGCGCGCGGCCATCCTGGCGCGCTGCGACGAGCTGGAGCAGCTCGCGCGGGCGGCCAGCCCTAGCCCATGGTCTCTCGGGGAGACGCCCTTCGACTCGGGGCACGTCTACGACGCCGATGGCTACACCGTCGTCAGCCATGAGGGCGACAACAGCGAGGCGAACGCTGCATTGCTCGTGGAGTTCGGCCCGGCCGCCGTGCTGGAGCTGGTCGCCGGGGCCCGGGAGATGTGCGAGCTGCACACCCTGAACTGGCAGAATTACTGCGAAGGCTGCGGCGCGGTGCTCGTCGGCGATGACCCGTCGCTGCGCGCCGCGGCCCGGATGATCGGCGTGACCATCCCCGCGTAAGCGGGCCCCGGGATTTCCTCGCCGGACGGCAGGGCCCGGGGCTTCGCGCTGTCAGCCAACGATCGAGATGATCGTCAGACGGGACGAGATCGCCTCGAGGAACCGTGGCTCCCCTGTCCGGTCGCGTGTCACCGCTCCGCAGGCTGCGTCGGCGATCGACAGAAGGCTTCCCGCGGCCCGGGCAGAGCAAGCTCGCAAACGGACGCGGCAAGCAGGTAGGTGTTCGGGTCGCGGACGCCGTCGGAGCCGGACTCGTCCAGGTAGGCGTGGAACATCAGGCCTCTCGCTGTGCGGCGGCCGGGCGTACCTGCGGCTTCACTGCGCCGATTAAGATCATCCTAGTGGATCGTCGGCCTTACCCCAGCTTGGACGCTTGCGATCTTCGCGTTCCGCGGAACGCGTAACGCCGCCTGGACGTCCTACAGGATCAAGGCCCGCGCCGATCC